TTTTCTTTGATTTTCTTCTTTTTTGTGATTCTGTATAACCTCTAATTGAGATTTGATAAAATCTTCTTCTCTTAAATATTCTTCTTTGTATTCTAAATACTCTTCTTTAGTCAATATACCATCTTTATAATCTTCATACAAAGATTTCTTTAGCTTTAAGTTTTTCTCTAACATTAATTGGTATTTTTTTACTTCCAATTCATTATTAGGTTTTTCGCAAGTTTTAGTATAGTTTATTTCTCCGATTTTCTGTATTTGTTCATTAATTTTATCCAAGACTATTTTTTCAAGAGTATTGTAAGTAATATAATTACGTTTACACATATCTACTCCGTACCTTTTATATGTTCCACATACATAAGATACAATTCTTTTGTCAGCGTTATATCGTGAAATCTTAGCCATTGCTCTGCCACAATTTCCGCAAAACAAATAACCAGCAAACGGACTTATATTATCATTCAATCCCATTTGACGTGTATTCTTTTTTAAAAGTGTTTGAGTTGTTTCCCACGTATCAATATCTATAATTGGCTCGTGAGTATTTTCAGCCATAATCCAATTTTCCACATCATTCTTTTTTGCTTTTCCTCTTACAGTCTTGCGAATTGATTTATTTTGGACCATATTTCCTATATACATTTCATTTTTAAGAATATTATTAATGGTGCTATACGTCCAATAATATGTTGAATCCATTTTGTTGCAGTTGCTATAATTAAATCCGTTAAGTTTCTTATATTCTGACGGACAAGGAATTTTTTCGTTGTTTAATATTTTAGCAATACTTATTTTTCCTACTCCGCTGTTGTATAAAGCAAAAATTCTACGGACAACTATCGCCGCAACTTCGTCTATTATAAGCTTGTGTTTGTTTTTCGGATCTTTAACGTAACCATAAGAAGCAAATGCCCCAACAAATTTACCCTCGGCTTGTAATGCTCTGAATGAAGTCTTGACTTTTCGGCTTATATCCTTGCTGTAATGAGCATTAAATATATTTTTTATAGGCATAATAAATTCATCGTTGCTTGTAGTACTTATAGTATCATATCCGTCATTAATAGCCACAAAACGTATATCGTTGACAGGGAAAAATTTCTCAAGATACTCACCAACTCCGATATAATCTCTTCCAAATCGAGATAGATCCTTAACGATTATACAGTTAATTTTTTCATCCTTAACAAGATTAATCATTCTCTGAAAATCAGGACGTTTAAAATTTGTTCCTGTAAAACCATCATCAATAAATTCGCCAACAACATTGTAATCTTCAAAGTTATTTCGGATATAATCATCAATAATCATTCTTTGAGATAGTATACTGTCGCTTTCGTCTTTGTCTCCGTCCTCTTTGGACAAACGTAAATATTTTGCAATATTCCACACTTTACCCACGTTATTACCTCCTCATATTATGTTAATTTAAAGTATAATACACTTTTAAAAAAATGTCAACAAAAAAAGGTCGCCTTAGGCAACCTTTCCCTTTTCTGTTGTGTTTTCGTGGCTTTTAATTAATGCAACAATTACTTCTTCTAAAGTTTTTTCGCCTGTTGTAGAATATGTAACAGTTATTTTTTTCTTTTTACTCAATTATACCACTTCTTTCTATTTTATTTGATAAGTTTTTAATTCTTCTGTCTACTGTTCGTGTTGACATTCCTAAAGCGAATGCTATCTCTTGAACACTTTTTGATTTTGACAGACAATTAAATATATGCAACTCATCATCATTAAAATTACAATTATTTATTATAAATTCAAGTTCCGGCTTAGTTAATGAGGATAAATATTTTCCCATTCGCATAAGCCTTATTCCTTTCTATTCGTTTTTTATGTAACTTTTTATTTCCGCATACTTACCATTTTGTTTGCATTTGGATAGTATTTCTTCAATCTGCTCTATCGTTCTACCGATATCTAAGCTAAGCTGATTAAGATTTTCACCCCTTACAACAGAACCGCAAACTATAACTTCTGTTATATCTGTTATCGGATTCGGGTTCAAAACAAACACATTTTTAATTTTTTCGGGCTTATATCTTTGTTTTGTAAGTCCCATAAAGGATTTCATTGACCGTATACTTGCAACCGACCTATTTAGCAGGTTTGCAATATATGTGTTTGTTTTACTTTCGTAAAGTGACTTTAATATATTAATTTCATTCTCTGTCCACTTCCTTTTCTCGGTTTTTCTTCTTGTTCTCGGCTTCACTTTTAATTCCTCCGTTTTTTAGTTACTCCGCATTGTAACTATTTTCGTCAATCAAATCCTTAAATTTCTCAAAGGCTCTGATTGATACTTTATTGTTTTTCTTTGTATCTTTAAGATTTACAGACAAATGTTTGTCTATAATGTTTGACAACTCTCTCGCAAGAGTTTTCTTACCTTGCAGAAGTCCGTCACGATAGCCTTTTTGCGGTCTGTATTCGTCAATCTTTTTCTTGCCTATGCCTTGACTACCACTTGTTTTGTTTAGACGCTGATAGCCATTTAAAGCAGCGTCTTTTATGTAAAACTGTTCTTTTTTGTCAAGCTCAGATAATGGACAATGTAAAAATTCAATTTCCCAACCATACGGATTTTTGTCCGAATACAATCCGTGTTTTTTTAGACTTAAATCTATGTGCTGATACCCTACAAGATGTTGTGCAAGCCTTGTAAGAATGTGTTTAGCTTGCCCGATGTATGCGTATTTTACTCCGTCCTCGTCTTTTCGGGTTAAAAAGTAAATTCCGCTTTGTTCGTCAAGCTTAGGGTTTATTTTAAGCAACCGCTTTTTATTGTTTGCCTCAATAGCCTTTGCCCGCATAAAGTTTTTATTCAAGTCAATCACTCCTTTTAAACTTCATCATCTTGCGGAAATCTGAAATATCTTTCAAAGTTTGTTGCCGTAAGATAAGTGTCTGTGTTCTTGTTGCTGATTACAACAGAACCGCTACAACCTTTTATCACATCAGGTAAAGTCATATTTTCAATATCCGCTCCGTACATAAACTCGCCTGCGTATGTTGATCTTAACAACTCCATAGCCTTGACTGCTTTTTCTTCGGTAGAATAAACTGCTATTATGGTTTTAATGTCGGAAAATATTTTTGAGTGTACTTCTATAACAAATTTTACGCCAAAAGCTTTCTCGATATTCAACATACATTTATCATAAGGCAAATCCGTCATTCCGTCTTGTGAAATTATTCTCATTGTTTTTTAAGCTCCTTTCCACACTTAGGGCAATACTTAAATCCAAGTGTTTGCATAGCTTGTAATTTATCGGGATTTTCGCAATCGCACTGAGTTTCTTCGATTTTGTTGACGTCAACAAAATGGTCTGTGTATTTTGTGAAGTACCATAGCAATTCGTCCTTAAATTCTTCTATTGCTTGCTCCGCTATTTGTTCCGAAATAAAATATATTTGACCGAAACTTCTTATACAAGTATCCCAAGACACAAAAAGTTCCTCACCATCAAAATCATATACAATATACCACTTGCTTTGAATGATTTTGCCCCAATCAATCTCACCCTTGTTATGCTCAACTGCAAATCTGCGGAGCTGTCGCATAAGCTTATCCGCTCTTGCATTGTTTTTGGCTACTGTTTCATCGGAATAATAGTTTGCAGTTTTATAATATCCATTATCTTCAAAATTTTCTGTTTCTTCTATTGGTAAACAAATATCTCTATTATCTATTTCTGCATTCCTTGATACAAAATAAAATTCGCCTTTCTTAACTCTCTCATATCCTGTCATACTTGCCACCTCTCATATCTTTTCAAATCTGTATTTCTGCTTAATATTCGGGTATTTTTCACGGTCAACCTCTGAGAAAAACATATCCATTGGTCTTGCGTATACTTCGTTATCACCGTACAAAGCTTGATATATTACAAGAAGCCCCTTTGTTTCAGTATGTGTTGCAAATCCTTTAATCTTGTATGTGTAACATTGTCTTTCTTTTAATTCCTCGTCTAAAGTTTCATACTTGAAATGTTTTACAACATCACCGACTGAAAATTGTCTTTCTTCGCCTGTTTTAAAATCTTTCTGTATCACCGTTCCGGAAAAACCATTATCTAATTTTTCTGTATTTGGAATAATAGGCTTTTCTTCATCTCCGTCCATAAAATTTAAATACTTATTCAAATACCAAACCGCCTTTTTTATATCCTCAACACCACCTTTGTGCTTATGCCTGTAAAGATATTTGAAAGCATTTAGCATACAGAAATTTCCGACCGCTTCATCGCCAAACACATCTTCCATAACGTCAATACACTCATACTTCCCCATATTATAATGCGATGGGTGATTTACTTTTCCGCTCATATTAATAAACTCCTTTCTGATTTTCCTCAATGTCCTCAAAAATAGTCGGTATCAAAGTTTTCAGCTCTCTCAATAAAGGAATGGTAACTTCTCGCATTTGAGGATGTGATGAATTTGGCACTCTCAGTTTAAAGAAATTTCGCCACTCACGATAATTTGCTGTAATCGTAATCTCTGTCTTTGTGCTTGTCGGTAATACTGAACGTGCAATTTGTGGACTTGCTCCTAATTCTATCATTCGTAAGTAATGTTTTTCGGCATCTTCCATAGCTAAAATCCATTCTCTGATAATCAGTTCAATAGTATCGGAATCCAAATTTTTGTTATTTTCAATTTCAATTCCGTTGCGAATGTCAATAACATTAATTTCGTTGTTGAACTTGTCCTTAGAATAATTGCAGTATCTTGTGGATTCCTGTGCGAAAGAAGCTATTCTATGCCTTACCAATTCGTGAGAAATACCTCTGTCAACGATAAACTTTACGGACAAAGAAGAATGCTCAATCATTGCCTCGTGACCTTTGTTTATAAGCATTTTAACGAACCTTTTAGCACTCTCACCGTCCTCTATGATATTGCCCTCACTCTTATAGCAAACACGTCCGATTCTTTCGATGTGTTTTAATTCGTCAATTCCGTTTAGGGAAATCGGAGTTAAAATTTCAAATCCCGATTTAATTATGTTCATATCAGTTTACCCCCTTACACTTGTTGCAGTAATGCTCAAATTCTTGTATGTGATAGTTGAACTTTATATGCCAATTCTCTTTTAACCAATCTCGGCACTCTTCCCAAGTGTCGAACTGTTCTTGTTCACCTTTATCTCCTGCATCCGCTCCGCAGTTATCACACCAACCAACATATTTACCAACTGTTTATCAATCATTATCAAGATCCTCCTTATTTAATCAAACACACTTATTTGATCACTCGGCTTGTAGTTAAGCATTTCGTTCTTAGCTTTATTATAAAACTCTTTCGATATTTCAAATCCGTAACAACTTCTGTTCAGTTCCATACAAGCTCTTAATGTGCTACCACTTCCTGCACAAGGATCTATAACAGTATCGCCCTCATCTGTGAATATCTCAATAAGTCTTTTCAACACATTATTCGGTTTTTGTGCCGGATGAATTTTAGGATACTCTTTTTTATTATCTCTCTTCCACTCAAACCAATTAAATATCATACGTCCGTCATTTCTAAACTTAGGTAGTTTATCTCTATACAAAATTAAAGCATATTCAGTAGCTCCGCAAATTCTCATATTCGCCTTTAAAACTTGTGGGCTGTAATTCTTGCAAAACACCAACGGAATATTATGTTTAAATCCGTGCTTTTCAGCATATTTTATAACTGTTTGTATCTGTTCAAACGCACAAAACACGATCATACACGGTGCGTCAGAACTTTTCCCTCTGCCATTGCTTTTCTTAGGCTCTTTCTTTAATAACTTATTGCAAAAATGAAAGTATTCAGCAATATTAAAATTAAAGTCTGAATTAAATGCCGCCTTACCTGCAAGTTTACTTTCACCATTCTTATTGTCCCCCCCATTGTACCATGCAGGATTGCTTCCGTAAAAATTAGTACCTACATTGTATGGAATATCTGCAATAACTAACTGTGCCTTTGGTATTCCGTACCTTTTGTAATTCTGAAAATTATCGTTGTATAATTCACATTTAGATTTTGTGTATGTATTCATTATATCCCACCGCCTTTTATTCTTTCCGCAAGTCTATCAATCTTTTGAGATTTGTATTCTTTAACTCGTTCGGCATTGTTATATATTAACCTTAAAAATTCAAGACATATTTCGGCATCTGCCATTTCCTCAGCAATATTTTCGGTATTTATATCTCCGTATCTTATCGACTTCGATAATTCCTTTGTCAGCTCCGCCATTTCTTCCATAGCTGTGACTTTTTGCACATTCACACCATAGTGACATATTGCTGACTTTAGTATTGATAGATGATTTTCGTTCATTGTCGTTCACACTCCTTAATACTTAATATTTAAATTTCCGTTTTCGTTCAGCCAATCAATAACAAATTTGTAACCTAAACCATTATGCGGAACCCAAAGCCCTTGCTCATCAAATTTACCGCCACGCATTACATAATCGTATTTCTTTGGCTCAATTTCTTTCAGCCTTAAAAACCTATCCGTATCTTGTGTTATTCCAAACATACAGAATACACATCCTGTTCTATTCGCTTTGGTCGTTGCAAGTTTTGTATTCATAAAGTTACTATCATAATAATTTCCATCATCATCTTTATAAACAACCTCGCCATATGCTTTTGCAATTTCTAAATCATAGAGTTTTATGTATTGCAAAATATCTTGTTCTGTCCAAAAAGAAATAGGATTACTAACAGGTGTTTTCATTTCAAAACCATTGCAACCGTTCCTTAACCATTGACACGTTCGCATTCTACTCTCATCTGCCATAGTACCAATGTAAGGTTTTCTTCCCGTTTGTTTTGCATATTTTTTTGCAGGTTTTTTCTTCATTTCATTGCAACACTGATGACTTATACGAAATGGAGCATCCAAAAGGAACTTCCATTTTTCTTGATTATACAAACTTTTTCTTCCTTGCTTATCTTTTGCTGTTCCTAATAATTTTTCAAGTCTATAAGAATAATATCCTTTATCGCTATTTAACCCTTTAATAGCTTGGCTGACACATTCTGCAACTTCTTTACTGATGATAGGGTATCCATAACAAGTGATAACTTCTAAAAAGCTTTTATCTGGTTTAATTACCTCATTAGCAACTTCTGTTCCGTGAATACGAACACTATCATTTTCAAGTCCTGTGTTTATAAAAACGTGCGGTACATCAGGGTACATCTTTCTTACTATGTCACCAAGAACATCGCTATCCTTACCACCACTCCTTGAAACATATACATTGCCATCGTAATGCTCATACCACTCACGAATTCTGTTTTGTGTCATTATTATTTTTTGTTCAAGCGGTAATGATTGCTTTTGTTTCAGTTCCCATATTTCGTGCTTACCCATCTTTACCCTCTCTTTCCCTACACTCTATTCTTATCACGCCACCGTCAAGCTCCGCTCTGAACTTGTGCTTTTTAACAAATTCCAAAACCGCTAAAAGCATCTCCGTCTTGCATCGACTTATAGTCAGCACATCATCTGTAGCGGTTATCTCAATTTCCGTTCCACCGTTTGAATTACATTCGTCTGTAAGTAATTCAAACAATTCTGTTATGTATTTGTTCATTTCTTCCTCTCTTGTAACTGAGCTTGATTTGCCATATCGATAATCAGCTTGGCAGTGTATAAGCTTATATGCTTATTCTCATCATCAAGCCTTTCCGATAGACTTTTCAGCGTTTCTCTCGCATTCTTCAATAACTGAGCAGTCTTCTCGGTTTCGATTACAGCCTTTTCAAACTCATATTCTCTTATAAATCTTTCGTTATAATTAAGCCAGCTATATATCGTAGAACTATGAACGTCTAAACGACTCGCTATTTCTTTTATCGGAATATCCTCGTGAAGTAGCATTTGTATCGCTGATAACTGTGCATCCGTTAATGCTTTTTTTGTTTTCATTGTCTTTCACCACCTAAATAATCGTTACGTCTATATCTTGAAGCAGAGCCTTTTGAAGTTCCTCAATGCTCACATATCCCTCATTTACGGTCTGTGCAAGCTCCACCGTTTCATTGAATACCCGTCTTATTCGTTTCCGCCCGTAGCCCTCTTTATTATTTAAAACCGTAAACATCAACGTCATTGCGTTAGTCAAACCCTGTTTACTCCATTCATCCTGCATACTTTCAAGCTTTGATTGTTTGAGCGTAACAGTAGGATTTTTCTTTACATTTTTTGCTTTTGCCATAGTTCTCGCCTCGTTTTTTCATTTTTCTTCAAAGATTGCAAGTATATTTATAATCTTTACTCGCTATAATGCAGATTTACTGCTCAGCAATTATGTATTACGCCTTTTGAATTGCATTTTTTAACGCAACCAAAACATTTTTACCCAAAAAGGTAAATCACTTGTTGCTATTGAATAGTCAATTATTATTGATAATATCAACATAATAATGCATATCAACAATATTGTAGAGCCTTTCATTCTTCCTCACTCCAATCCAATGCTTGTCCGCATTCAGGACAATATTTTGCACTTTCATAATCCGTTTCAAACACGTACCGACAATTAGGACAATATCCCGTGTCGTATATTATATTTCCGTTATCATCATGTCCGTCACCCTCATAATCGGGCGTTCTCGGTATTTGCTTTTCAAGAGCTTCTTTTGCTTTTTCAAGCCAATCGAAATCATAACTTGTCATTTCATATCCAAGACTTTCATCGTAATGATATTCACTGTTTAAAACTTCACTTATACACTTTATTGCTTCTTCAGCTCTCATTCTTCCTCACCTCTCAACTTTCCGGAATTTTCGGATAGTTCAAAATTAACCCTCATATTCATAAATTATTATTGCTATATACGATGATTGGTATTTACCTAACTCAAACTGTATTTGTACATCGTCAAGTCCTAAATGTGGGCGTTTGCTGAACCATTCGCTTAATTCCTTTTTAAAATCACGCAAATTACCAAAACTTTCTATTATATCAACGTGTAATTCTTTTGTTTTTTCGTATATTTTATGCTCTATAGCTGTATAAATCAAAAAGCAAACAGCAAATATCGCATCCACACAAATTACAGGTAAAACAAGTTCTAATATTGTTTTAATATCCATTCTTAACCCTCTTTTTTTGTGTACTTGTAGCACTCATTTCTTTCATAATTTCAAGTGAATTTCCGCACTTTATATTATTTTCAAGGATTGAAACCGCAATTAAACCCGTTGTCGCAGGTGATTTCGGGAAATATTTTATAAACATATCAAAAAGCCGTTGTTTGCTTTCTTCTACATTATCAGCTTGTATATCTATCCCGTATATGCTCTGCAAGGCTGTCAGTCCTTGTTCAACGGTTTTGCACCGTTTTAATTTTCTTTCAAGGATTTCCACAAGGAAGTTACCGTTACCGCAAGCAGGCTCTAAAAATGAGCTTTCTATGTTATCCCACATTTCTTTTGGTATCAAGTCACACATAGATTTTACTTCACGCTCTGCCGTGAAAACTTCCGCAAATTCCTTTACCCTCTTTTTAGACTTAATCTGTTTCATTCTGCATTTCCTTTAACTTTTCTTTGGCTTGTTCTCTGCTTAACATTGCATACTCCGAATTGACTTTAACAAGCATATTTTCTATGTATTCGGGGTTATCATCGTATATAAATATACCGTTTTTTAATATTGCAATAATGCTTATTTTTCCGTTTTCTCTTACGCATAACTCATCTTCGCCTGTTTCGGGATTTTCGGTTGATATTCGGTATGTTGTATCACCTAATTTAATCGGCGGTACAATATCGCTATCTTCAATCATCGGTACAATTACACCGTTTTCAAGTAGAAAATCTGCTATATTCTCAGCTAATCTACAAGACTTACCTATATTCTCCATTAAGGAAGTTTTAATTAAATCTACTAATCTTTTTTTCATCTTATACCTCTCTTTCTATAAATACTTCTGCCTGCTGTCTACCAAATATAACCGCCTCGTTATGAGTATCAAAGAATATGTCTATTCTTCTATTTTGTATTGCACAACCGCAGTCCTCAGATATGTATGTATGTCCGTTAATTACAACCTTTGAGCCGTAAGGGATAATATTCGGGTCTACGGCTATTGTTCGCCCTGCCTTTGCTTTCGTTCCTGTCGAAGTTATTCCGTCCGATTTACCGCAACATTCATCACAAGGACAGTAAGCAGTTAGTTCAAACACTCCTAAACTCTCCAAAATCGGCTCTGTTTTTGTTTCTGTTTCTATTGGTTGAGCAGTTACCTCAATAGGTTTTATAATCTCTGTATAGGTTGTTTTTTCGTTTGCTTGTGCATTGATTAAACAACCTGTAGCAAGTCCAATCGTAAATGATAAATATATAGTTAGCAAAAATTTTACAAATTTAGGTTTTATCATAAACAAAACATCCTTTATTAATCAAATTTATAATTAAGTACATTATCAAGTGCTTGTTCTGACATATTTGAGTAATCAACTTCGTTTGTATCAGTGTAGTTGTTAAATTTACTCGGTTTAGGTTTCGCATTGTGTTGATTATATTTATCTTTCCAACACTCGTTCTCAAACCACGTTGAAGCATATTTAATATACTTTGTATCGGTTTTTTTCGATGCCACCATTTCCGCATAAGCTTTCAATCCGCTCTCAACAACCGTGTACGGTGTGCCTTTTTTTCTTGATTGTATGTAAGATTTAAATGCTGAACTCTTGCCCGCTTTTCTCGGATATAATTCCCATAACTTCTCAAATTCCTTTTTTAGAGTTTGAATGTCTAATTCAAAATTTGTTGTATCATCCACCTTCAAAGGGTCATTCGGAGAACACTCGACAACCTTTATCTGTCTTTTAGAGCTGTCGTTACACGAATATTCTATAGTTATATATCCACGTTCTCTAAGCTTAGAAATCCAATTTGATACACTCTGTTTTGAGCAACTGTACAAATTCGCAAAGTATTCATTGCTCGCCCAACAGTAGCCTGATTGACTGCTTAAAGCAGTAATTTCACCGTACAGCAGTTTTGCATTTGGTGGAAGTTCAGCATCGTATCTTACGTTTGCAGGGATGACGGCGTAATAACCTATTTTTTCTTCTTTCATCTCCGCACTCCTTTAATTTACTTCCATACTTAATTTCAGAACGGTAAATCATCATCATACTCATCTGTATTTAATATTGAAAATGTGTCATCTTGCGGTCTTGGTGGTACAGTTGGTGCGTTTTCCTCAGAATTTTTCTTTGTTTCTCCAAAACTAACCTCACTTGCCACAACCTCAGTAATGTAATTTTTCTTTCCGTCCTGACCATCCCAAGTTCTTGTCTGTATTCTACCTATGACAATTATCATCTTGCCCTTTGTGAAATAGTTGCAAACAAATTCTGCAGTCTTACTCCAGGCAACACAATTTATAAAGCTTGTTGTTCTGTTTTCGCCAAATCCATCATCAACAGCTACCGTAAAATTTGTAACTGCAGTTCCCGAACCTGTATATCTAAGTTCAGGGTCTTTTACAAGTCTACCCATCAATACAACTTTATTTATCATCTTCAATTACCTCTCCTGTTTCAGGATTTACAACTATGGCATCTATCGGCTGTTCTGTTTCAATTATTGGTGTAAACGTGCTATCATTTGTGTTAAACTGATAATCTTTCTCGTCAGATGTTATAAAATCAGATTTAAGCGGTGCGTATTTCAAAACTTTCTTGACAAGAGTTTTCTTCGCCATTTCCTCAGGGTTTGTCTGCCAAGGTCCGTTATTGTATGTCTTAGAATATCTCTGTCCGTGTTTCAAACATTCCTCATAACTCATTACCTCAAAAGCATATCCACCGCTCTTTAGCTTATATACCGCATATACCCACTCAGGCTCTCCACGATTTGTCTTTGCCGGAACGTGTTTTAGGTCAGCATTTAAGCCATACTGAAACTCAAACACATCATTGCTGTATACTATGTGTGCATCTATGCAACAAAACTCGCCGCTTCTGTGTGCAAGGTCAATCAACCCCTTATAACCTATCTGAAATTGACATTGTCTGCCATACGGTATCAAATAAGCTTGTCCAAGTGGTGTATTAGGTTCAAGTCCAAGCTGTGCTGCCTGCAACATAGAACCAACAAAACTCTCGGGAGAACATTGTGATAGTTTCGGATTGTTGGTTATTGCAGTAAGCACCATTCTTGAAAAACGTTCCGCTGTCATTACTCTCGGTAATGCCTTTGAAATCGCACCCGAATACAACTTAACAAAATCCTGAATTGTCTGTGGTTGTTTCTTGTCTAAATTATTGTTCACCTTATTTGCTATTGCTCCCATTTTAATTTGCCTCCTTAATAGTTAATCTTCTGTAATTATTTATTTCCATATAGTCCGAAACATCGATATTCGGATTTTCTTCAAAGAACTTTTGATAATTAAAAGTTGTTCTCTCAAAGTTCTTCCAAGTAACTCTGTATGTATCGTTTTCAGCTTTCTCGTTATTACCAAGCATAAGCTTAATTTCTTGCTCTATCTGAGTTTTTTCTGTTTCTGCTTGCTTAATAAAATCGCGTAATTCCGCACGTCTTTTCAACAGATTATCCGCACTCGGAAGAAGCTTTATTGTTTCACCATTCGCAACAGGATATATGTTATTTATAGAACTGCTGTTTTGCTCCGTTCCACTTGGTAATGGCGGTATTTGCTTAAGTACATTATTTTCCCAAAAGCTTTTCTCAGCTTTCATCAACGCCTCAATTTCTTCTTCATCACGTTCAATCGTGAATATTTCAAAACCTTTGCCTAATATAAGTACCGCCAAATACCATTTGTCATATCCTGTAACAGCCATATAGTGCATACATTGACAATAATATTCTTCGGGATATTCACCGTTCTTGTAACGTTTCAAAGTCAATGTGTTTGCGGTCTTACATTCAAGCCCTGCACGTTGCCCGATAATAAGTCTGTCAACATTTGCAAACGCATAAGGATATTTCTGATTTTTTATAAAATCTTTTGACTTTCTGACCTTTAACCCTGTTTGTTCTATAAATCTTCTCGCTACATATTCTTCAAGGTCACGTCCTTGTCGCATTGCCTCGGTATCTTCCTTTTCGGGTACAAGACTAAGTTTATCCGCATATACATCAAATGCAGTCTTATATTTGCCTAATCCTACAATAGCACCTGCATCAGAGCCACCTATACCTTTTTTTCTTGCATTAATCCATTCTGTTCTGTTCATCATTTACTAAATGCCACACCCTTTTCATTTCACATTTTAAATGAGGTAATAACTCCTCTATATCCATATTATCCATACACGACTGACAAATATATCCGTCACCTGTATCAATATACTTCTCATCAATATTACATACTCCGTAATCACAAGCCTTACATTCTAATAACTTTTTCGGCTCAGGTGCTTCATCGGGTGTTAGATATGCGGTGTGTTCTATATTATTCAACACTTTTCACCGCCTTAGCTTCTGTTTCATAACTCTTAAATATCGAGTAACATTCCTCAAGCATATACGCAATCCCTGAAAAAAATCCGATTAACAACCACTCACCACCAACGGCAAATTTCCCACGTTCAATCAAAGCCTGCTCTACGCCCATTTTACAAGTAATTATCCCAAGAACTATCAAGCCTATGTACATAACCGCCTTAACAGCTCTTTTCTGTCTACATCTCGGACACAAATATCCGCTTTTCGGAATTTTAGCATTTATACTTACATTCCAATCCTTACCGCACTTGTTGCAATCCTCGTAACGTCTTCCTTTTTTATCTTTCATCTTCTTAACCTCCTTAAATCCAAACGAAAATTATCTCTTGGTTTTATAGCTTCCGATTTTTCAGTATACAATATGCTTTTATGAGCATATTTTTCATATTTACCATTTGCCTTGCATTCCGCAATCGTGTTTTCCACAGTATCAACACTTCTCGAAAGAATATCCGCTATCTGTTCAATAGGCATTTTCTCTGAATAATACAAGCAAATCAGCCACTCAGTATCTTTTGTAAATGGTCTGTTTAATTCATCATAAGTTCGTATGGAACTGCCCCCACGATAATGCAACGGTACATCGTATTTCTTATATTTTCCACACTTACGACAAGCTTGACGGTCTTTATCGTGTATAGTAGTGTCTGTTCTTGTAACTTTTGCACCACACTCACATTTGCACGTCAGCCTAATTCTTCCGTGGTGGTCATACCATACACTTTTAACTGTCAATCTGCCGAATTTCTTGTTTAAGTATTTCTCTTCATCAGTAGTAATAGGAATTTTCTTTTTATCAGATTTAACACACCCACAAGAAATTACTCCGTTTTTACGAAAATAACTTGTGGTCACAACAGTTTCATTTCCACAGTCACACTTGCAAAGCCATTTTATATGACCAAATTTTGTTTTTCCAACAGGCTTTATTGCAGTAAGCAGTCCGTTTCTCTGACCTGTCAAATCTTTTGGTCTACTCATCATTCATCACTTCTTCTACAAACTCACCGTTTTCAAGCTTGTAATATGTATCTTCTTTTATTTTCTTGCCGTCTACTTGTACGGTTTTAACGCAAAAAGGGATAAATTTTTTCTCGATTTCATCATATTTCCACTCAGCCAAAGTTATCCAACTGCCTTTTTTTGCTTTAGCTTTTCCGCCCATTCCTGCACAACAGATAACGCAATTTTTACCCGAACTTGCAAGCTGTGAGCCATAACCCGAACTTGCAAGCTTTGAGTAGTCACCCGAACTTGCAAGCTGTGAGTAGTCACCCGAACTTGCAAGCTTTGAGCCATAACCCGAATTTGCAAGCTGTGAGTTATTACCCGAATTTGCAAGCTGTGAGCCATAACCCGAATTTGCAAGCTTTGAGTAGTCACCCGAACTTGCAAGCTGTGAGTAGTCACCCGAACTTGCAAGCTTTGAGTTATTACCCGAATTTGCAAGCTTTGAGTAGTCACCCGAACTTGCAAGCTGTGAGCCATAACCCGAACTTGCAAGCTTTGAGTAGTCACCCGAACTTGCAAGCTGTGAGCCATAACCCGAACTTGCAAGCTTTGAGTA